TTTCGCAATGGTTGGAGCAAATTATTTTGTCAGCTTGCTCAAATCCCCCGGTAGCTCGTTAATTTGGCACGCATAGTATTCCTCAATTTCTTTAATCTTTTGCACATCTCTGCGCGTGATAAAATTGATGCCCACTCCCTTGCGCCCCCATCTTCCGCTTCGCCCAATTCGGTGCAAGTAGCAGTGCATATCGCGCGGAACATCAAAATTAATCACAATGCTCACCTGCTGAACGTCTATTCCTCGCGCCGTCACGTTCGACGAGATGAGCACGCGATACTTCCCGCTAATAAACTCTTGGAACGCGGTTTTGCGCGCGTTCACATCCATATTGCTATGAATACAGCACACCGGATAATTGTCCTCCATCATCGCCTCATACAAGTCCGACACTCGTTTCACGCTGTTGCAGTAAATGATGCATTGAGAAATAGAAATGGACGAGTATAAATCCTTCAGCGTATCGTATTTTTGCTTGTCGTTATCCAGCGCGACAAAGTATTGGCTAATGCCCTCTAGCGTTAGCATCTCCGTTTTCACCTTGATTTTGACTGGGTCGCGCATAAACTTTTCCGTAATGTAGTAAATGTCTGGGGGCAATGTTGCACTGAACAGTGCCACCTGAATGTCGTTACTGAAATACTGGAAAATCTTGTATACCTGCTCCTTAAACCCCGCAGACAACATTTCATCCGCTTCGTCAATCACGACCAGCTTAATCGTTCTTCCGGAAATGTAGTTACGGCGCAACATATCATACACTCTTCCGGGACAACCAATAATAATGTGCGGCACATTGGTCTTGATGGTGTGCGCATCCTCCTCCACAGACCCCCCGCCAATAATAAGCTGCGTTTTTAACCCGTCCATCATACGACTCAACCCACAAACAACACGCTCAATCTGGGATGCAAGCTCACGAGTGGGAGCAAGCATTAATACTTGTGTTGTCTGCTCCTCGCGGTTGACACGGGACAAAGCACCAATTGCAAAAGTAGCGGTCTTGCCTGTTCCAGATTGTGCCTGCGCAATCACATCCTTTCCTTTAATAATAGGCACACACGCTTTGGTTTGTATTGGGCTTGGCTTTTCAAACCCATACGCGTATATGCTGTGCAAAATATCGTCCGATACCTGCAAATCCTCCCAATTCTTAATAATATATCCTGGGTCCAGCGTTTCTTCCAGGTCGCTCAAACTTTCATTACTCTTGCTTGTGATTAATGACATAATGTAATACATATTTTGTTTTTAAACCTTTTCACATATTCTTCCTATTTGCAATTGAATTGACGATAAGCGAGAGAAAACTTGTGATAAAAGTGGATAAAAATAAAAATTGAATAAAAATGATTTAAAATGAAAGAGGTAAATATACTATATGACCACTATTGCCAACATAATGCAACAACCCAAAATAATATCTTTATCTGGCTCTTCTGTGCCAAAAGAGACCTATACCTATAATCTGGAGGCGTTTACCACGGTCGCGTTTAATGGCTTTGAGTTCACGATTCCGCCCGAAACCATGGACATTATTACCAAACTGGCCGTGCAAGTCGGCTCCCCCTCTTATATCAAAACGCCCACCTTTCACGTTCGCCCAAATAACGCCAATACCGGTGCGCAGTTTGGGCAAACCGGCAGTTACGGGACGATGAAGAAAAAGAGCAAGCATACCCAAGAAATCAGCGCGGCCGACTGGGAAAGCATACGCAATTTCCAAGCCACCAAGATTGAAACCCGCGCGGGGATAGACGGAATGTTTGATAAGTTGCGAATCCAATTCAACAAAATCAGCGACAAGAATTATAACGAAATCAAAACCAATATTATCAGCCTATTGGACGAGCTGGCCGAAGACGAGGTCAGTCCAGAAGATATGACCAAAATTGGCAATGCGCTGTTTGATATTGCCGCCAACAATCGCTTTTACTCCAAGCTATATGCCGACCTTTACGCCGAGCTCATTGGACGCTACGAAATTATGAAAGAGGCGTTCCAAAACAGCTTCCAATCCTTTTCGTCCCAGTTTGAAAACGTCGAGTGCGGAGACCCCGAAGAGAATTATGACGAGTTTTGCCGGATTAATAAAGTGAACGAGTGTCGGCGCGCGCTCAGCTTGTTCTTTGTCAACTTGACCCACAATGGAATCTTGACTCATAGCCAGTTGCTTGGAACACTGTATACGCTGATGGCGCAAATGGTCTCGCTACTGAACGTGGCCGGAAAACAAAACGAAGTGAACGAATTGGCAGAGATTATCAGCATCATTTACAGCAAATCCTTGGTTGAAAAAGGATGCAATAGCGAGTCCGATTACCGCATTGACGGCGTTCGCATTGAGGACACTATTAAAATGATTGCGAGTAGCAAGCCCAAAACATATGCGAGCCTTTCCAGCAAATCCAAGTTCAAGTTTATGGATATATTAGATAAAAATATGTAGAGTGTAATGAGTTATAGTGTAGTGTGTAATGAGTTGTAATCATAATTAAACTAAAAATATTTATAGATTAAATTATATATATTATTATAAAGTCTATTTATAATATTAATGCAATACAGCGAGCCAAATACAAACGAAACCAAGACAAATGCCGAATGTATTTTTTTTAAAAAACAAAATGTTCAGCTATGTTTGCACGAAGACGAGAATGAGTATGACATCAACGGGCTACAAATAAGCTCTTGTGCAAAAGAAGAGGATAATGTATTGTCTCCCAACTCATTGTTCGCAGAGGGCTCCACGATATTGGATATGGAGGCGTTTATGGCGAACTTTGACAAAATGAGTGACCTACATAAAGAGTGCGAAATGCAAATTAAGACATTAATGGAATATTATACGACTCGGAGCGTAAAAGAACTGCACAAGATATGCGAATACTACGAGATAAAGGCCACCCAAAAAAGCAAAAAGGCGGATATCATTTACTTGATTGCACTGTTTGAGACAGAATATACCAACGCAGAAACCGTATTCAAGCGACACCAATATTGGCAATATATGGAAGAGCTCAAAAAGGATAAATATATGAGGCGATTTGTGGTTTGGTAATTCGGGCGCAATCGGGATAATGCATCTATAATTATATAGATACATTATATATATACATTATATATACATTATATATACACATTATATGGTTCTGTCAAAATTGAATAAAGAAGTCAGCTACCCAGAGTTCAAAAAAGTGGAGTCCGCCGATGTCAATTTAGAGTCCAACCTGTATCAAATACAGGTGCTCGGACTAGATGTCATCATTGCCGTAGGGAACGCAAAGACCACCTTTGCAAGCAAAAACATTACGTATTTCCCCGTTTATTTAGTAAAACACAATAACAAGGTCATCCAAATTGGCGTATACGAAGTGCGGGCAGATGAGTTAATGAATGTCATGGACAACCGCACCGTGGATGTTGAAAAAATGGACGACCCGCTCATCTATACCTTCGCCAGCAAAGACATGATTACCAATCTGCGTTTGATTCCGCCTTCGGTCATTGAAGAGCAAAAGCAACAAGAACAAAAGCAAAAGCAAAAGGAAGAAGAAGAAAAGCAAAAAAAGCGCGCAAACAAAAAGGCCAAGGTCGCGGTAAAGGATGGACAACCTATGGTAAAGGATGCAACAGGGGTAAAAGAGGGGGATTCCGGCAAGCTTGAAGTAAGCGCCGAGGATAGGATTATCCCCGATATTCGCAAGGGACTTTTTCTTACCCAAACCGGATTAAAAGTCCCTGGGCCGTTAAAGGAAGAAAACGAAAAAAAGGCGAACGAACTTCGCGCCAAATACGTAGAAGATGAGGACGACTATTGGCTCCAAAAGTTTATGCACAATCGCTACTATGATAATACCGACAACGAAGGAGGTGGCGATTGCTTGTTTTGCACCATTCGAGATGCGTTCGCGACGATTGGCCAAGTCACTACGGTTCAGGGTCTGCGCGAGCGTCTTGCCCAAGAAGCCACCGAGGATATCTTCCAAAACTACAAGCAATTGTATAACGAGATTAACGCCGGCTTGAAGCAAGATGCGCAAGAAATCAAGCGCATCAGCGAGGAAATCGTAGAAAAGGACAAACAATACCGCGCCGCACTGGACCGAGATGTTAAACTAAAACTCGTGCGCATCACCAAAAAGCTGGTCTCTCAGCAGAAAGAGATTGAAAACCGTCGCGCCATTTCCAAGACCCATTTGGAGGAATATGCGTTTGTCAAAGACGTGAACACGCTGGACGAGTTCCGCGAGAGCATCAAGCAGCGCGATTTCTGGGCTGATGCGTGGGCCATCTCCACGTTGGAGCGCGTGTTAAACATTAAGTTTATCTCCTTGTCCAGCTACGTATACCAAAACGGCGATATGGAAAACGTCCTCAACTGTGGGTCGGTAGTAGACCCGATTGTGTCCGCACAAGGAGAGTTTAACCCCGAGTTTTATATTATGGTGGACCATTCCGTCAACCACTACAAGCTGGTCCGCTATAAAAAGAAGTCCATCTTTGAGTTTAACGAGCTGCCATTTGACATCAAAAAACTCATTGTGTTTAAGTGTATGGAAAAAAACTCGGGCGCATTTTCGTTCATCCCTTTATTCAAAAACTTTAAGAGCTTCTTGGATGCCGGAAAGCCCGCGGAGCAACCCAAGTTTGATGATTTGTCCCAGGCGAAAATATTGAATATGTATAGCGAGAATGTGGTGTTTCAGTTTTTTCATTCTTCGCAAGACCGTCCCTTACCAGGCAAGGGCGCGGGCGAAAGTATCCCCGAAGGGATGGTAAAAGAGTTTGCGCAATTACGCGCGATTCCAAAGTGGAGACAAAAGCTAGACAATGAATGGGTGCAGCGATTCACTTTAGACAATCACGCTTGGTCCAGCGTGGAGCACTACTACCAAGCAAGCAAGTTTAAGAAGACCAGTCCGGACTTTTATTTGTCGTTCTCGCTCGATTCGGGCACAGAGCTGTCCCAAAATGTGGATATGGCCAAAAACGCGGGGAGCAAGACGGGCAAGCAGGACGGTTTGTTGCTGCGGCCCAAAGAAGTGCAAATAGACCCGGATTTTTACAATATTGGGCCAAGCGGCGACTCCAATGCAAACAAAACCCTCTTTGACGCCACGTATGCCAAGTTCACGCAAAACGAAGACTTAAAACAGCTCCTCTTGTTTACGAAAAACGCCAAGCTTATGCACTTCTCGCGCGCGTCCCCACCGGAGCTGATGGAGACACTGATTATGGTTCGCGACAAGTTGCAGAGCGAGAACCGTGAATAAGGCACGGATAAGGAACGGATAAGGAACGGATAAGGCACGGATAAGGCACGAATAAGGCACTGCTGTGCATTTATTCAATAAATATTTTATAAAAAGATATAGTATGAAGCTAACCAATGCAAGTCAATATTTATTAAAGTTTATGAAAAGCAATATGGCAAAAAACAAGTGCCTTGCCAATGCAAAGCTTACCAACAAAACCAAAACGATTTTAACCCAGATACACGGGGATTTGGTAAGCGCGCATCAAGCGTTACAACACTTGCAAAAGCAACATACCAATGACACTTTTTATAAAATGCACATTACACCGATTCGTAATCCAAGCCAAATCATGAAATCCTCCACGTTTCATTCCCATTATTTGCCCAAAGAGGTGCGCGCATATATTGACAAGCACAGCGTGTGCACCCTCACCTATACATTTGCGATGCCCATTCAAAGACAATCGGTAACCACGTTTCGTCAAGTGACCATCCATTTTACCGTAGAGGAGAAAGACATTGAAGCCCATTTGGACCGATACCATTCTTACGTGGAGAAGATTTATGTGTGGTTGCATATTGCGAACCGATACGCACCCGCCTATTGCTCCAAAGAGGTTACCTTGTTTTTTTATTTCACGCCTTTAGGTAAGCAACTCCCTAGTTCTCCCGTAGAGGTGCTGGATGTGATACACGTCAACACAGCGCTAACCACCAGTTGCGCGCCAAAAACTGAAATCACGCTGTATCGCAAGGAAGAATGGTTTAAAGTGCTCATGCACGAAACGTTCCACAATTTTGGATTGGATTTTTCCAATATGAATAACGAGGAGTGCACATTGCGAATGCGAAAGCTGTTCCCAGTGCAGTCGGAGGTCAACTTATACGAAGCGTATTGCGAGTTCTGGGCGGAAACGATGAATGTCGCGTTTTGCAGTTTCTATTTGTTGAAGAAGAAACAACAAGGGGAGACGGGCGAGTTTATTTCGAAGTTTGATGCATTTATGCATATGGAAATCAACTATTCGCTCTTCCAATCGGTCAAAATATTGCATTTTATGGGGTTGACGTATGAGGCAATGCATTCCCCGAGCGAATATGCGAAGACCTTGCGCGCCACATTGTATAAGGAAAACACCAATGTGCTATCCTACTATGTGATACGTATGGTGCTACTCACCAACTACCAACAGACGCTTGCTTGGTGCAATGAGCATAATGATTCGCTACTAGAGTTCAAGAAGACCGCGAGCAACCAGCGACTGTTTTGCGATTTTATCAAGCAACACTATGCGCATCGTCACACCCTGAATGGGATATACTGTATGCAAGAGGTTTGGAGAGACTTGATTATTAAATATGGGGCGTTTAATAATGCCAATGCCAATGCCAAACCCAATACGAGTTTTATAATGAACAACACACGAATGACACTGTGCGAGTTGGGGTAACGATTTCCATATGCTATAGGCGGTGGTTTCGTTGTCCCTTCTATATAAAAACAATCACATTATATATAAGAGATGTCTGGGTTCAAAGTATTTTCGTCTGGTCAAGATTTAGATGAGCTGTTTCAACCAAGGACTGGGACAGACCCGTCCGCGCAACTTGTGCCGTTTGTCACTCGGGCAGGTCAAAACTTAAGCGAACGGTATTATCCATACACATCTGGCACAAAAGCGATAATGACGGGATTCAAGTTTTTTGACACCAGTGGGAACATACAAGACTTGAACGATTATTATAGAAAAGGACCGAGTTGGAGCGGAGTGGGTTCAGGAACGAGTTCCGCGGTGACTGCAATATCTGTACTGGATGCATCCAATGTGTATGTAGGGGGACTATTTACAACTGTGCTTGATGTCAGTGGGGTTAGTGTTACTGGAACGTCACGTATCGCAAAATGGAATGCGAATACTTCAACATGGAGCGCTCTAATTGAAGGTGCAAACAATACTGTGCGTACAATATATGCACTGGATTTGTCCAATGTGTATGTAGGCGGAGAATTTAGCAAAACAGATGCATCATACAATCGTTTCGCAATATGGAATGCGAATACTTCAACCTGGAGAACACTTGGTACTGGCGTGAGTACTACCGGTATAAGCGTTGTGTACGCAGTATATGCAGTGAATACGTCCAACGTGTATGTAGGAGGAATCTTTGCCAATGCCTCAGGTATTCCCGGAACGACTAATATCGCAAAATGGAATGGGACCACCTGGACACGAATGGGTTCAGGTTCAATGTCCAACACTGTTTCATACGCGGTTACCTCAATATATGCAGTAAATACATCAAATGTATATGTAGGAGGAAACTTTAACAATGTGTTGGATGTCAGTGGGAATGCTGTTGCCAAAACGGCTTATATCGCAAAATGGAATGGGAGCACATGGAGCGCACTGGGCTCAGGCATGAATAGCACGGTGAACGCAATATATGCACTGAATGCGTCCAATGTGTATGTAGGGGGAGCCTTTACAAATGCCTTAGATGCCGGTGGGAATCCTGTTGCCAAAACGGCTTATATCGCGAAATGGAATGGGAGCACATGGAGCGCACTGGGCTCAGGCACGACTAGCACGGTGAACGCAATATATGCACTGGATGAATCCAATGTGTATGTAGGGGGAGTATATGCAAATGCATTAGATGTCAGTGGGAATCCTGTTTCCGGAACATTTGGTATCTCAAAATGGAATGGAAATAATTGGAGCGCACTTGTTTCAGGCTTATCAGATAACGCTGCGGTATCAATAGGTGCATTGAATACATTCAATGTGTATATAGGTGGGAGCTTTACCAAAACGGATGCATCATACAATTATATCGCAAAATGGGGGTAGTCTTAATGTGCGGATTCTTAATACGACAATCTGTGCAATTATAACTAGCGATAAATATTTGCATTGGCAAATATATTCATACATAATATATCACCTATGTCTGGCTTTAAAATATCTACTGGTGCAGATTTAGACACTTTGTTTGAAGACAGGACCACGATAGACCCATCCGGGCAATACGTTCCTTACAACACCTCAAACGGGAAAAGCTTGAGTGAAAGGTATTTGCCGTATACGTCTGGAACAAAAACGGTAACTACCGGGTTTTGTGTGACTGACGCGAGTGGAAATGCGCAAGATTTAAACAATTATTATTCCCCATTTATACCTGTTGGGTGGTCGAATTACGGTTATCCAGCACCATTGGGAACTAGCTCATCTGTCCGAGCGATTCACATAAATAATGGCGATATATATACTGGAGGTGCTTTTGGAGAGGGTCTAAGAAGGCGCAGAAATGGAGTGTGGACAACTATTTTCGACATCACAAATACTGGAATTTCGGACCAACGTATATGGGCAATACATTCAGACGGAGGGAATGATTTGTATATTGGCGGAACGTTTAAATCTCTAAGTCTACAGGGAGGGACCTACAACTATATCGTGCGTTATGATATTTCTAACAATACCATTAACTATTTAGGAAATGCAACTACGAATGGAACAGATAGCACTGTGAGAGCAATATATGCATTGGATGCAAGCCGAATATACGTAGGCGGGTCATTCGCTAACGTAGTGGGAACATACAACCCTTATTCATGTGTTTACAACAAACTTACTAACACGTGGAGCACCACCAGCAACCCAATACCCAACAATTGGGAAATATACGCATTTGCTTATTACAACGGGTTTCTTTACTTGGGTGGGGCTCTTAGTCAACTTAAAAGGTTAAACACAAGCACGAATGACTATGTCACGCTAGCGACCCTAGGGTCTACAAGTGGTGGTGCGCTTATTAGAGGAATCTCCGTTGTAGACGAGAATAACATATATATTGCGACCGGATGGGGGCTTTATAAATGGAACGGAAGCGCCTCGTCAAATCTGTATAGTGCTGCGTACTGCCAGTCCATCTGTGCATTGGATGCGAACAATGTATTAATAGGGACCGGCGCAAGCACGAATTGGCTAGCAAAGTATAATGGGTCAACTGTTACCACATACAATAATGGTGTGCAAGATGTGGTGCACGCGATAGTTGCATTGAGCAGTAAAAAAATATTGGTCGGCGGCGATTTCGATTCTGTAAATACGGGAGGTACTTCTGTAACTGCCCCTGGATTTGCATTTAATAAGAGTACGTAAACAAGTGCGTGTATCACACGGCAAGATGAACCGTCTAGACCTGTCTAGAGCGAACTCTGTTCGCAATCACTTATTTTATTTGCATGAATTATATTTTGTTAACATAATAAAATGAGTAATTTAACCGGCTTTACTACCGGAGGAGTGGATTTAAGTTATTTATTTTCGCCATATACAAGCGGGACAAAACCGGCAGCAACCGGGTTTAAACTTTCTACCGGCGTGGACTTGATAGATATATTCCAGCCATACTCTTCTGGGACAAAAGTCGCTGTCACTGGGTTCAAACAAAATACGACGGATTTAAGCGATATCTTTGCGCCGATGGCGCCATATTTTCAAACAGGTGGAACGGTTACTACCAACGGTTCTGCAGTAAAAATTACATATAACGCCACCAATGCGACTGGAACTGGATTAACGCAAAATGTCGGGTCGTTTACTATTAAAAATGCAAGTAAAATCAGCGGTCTAAGTATTTTATTAGTGTCTGGCGGAGGGGGGGTGTTGGTTGGGGTCCATTCCGTGGCGCTGCGGGTGGGGGTGGTGGTAATGTGAACAAGTTTCCGTGCAAAAACTATACAGACAATACAGTATTAAATCTTACTGTTGGATTAGGTGGAGCTGGAGCAACCGTGGTGAATACCACTACTCCAACTGGAACAATGGCTACGCGTGGTGGAAATAGTGCGTTTAGTGTAACCTCCGGGACAATCACTTATACTATCTCATCAACAGATGTTGTAGGGGCGGCTCCACATACATACACACTCGTTAACAATGGACACGCAACATCGGAAAACAATGCAACAATCACAACGAACTTTAACCCTGTAACGTTACAACAAGGTGCTGGTTCTGGGGGTGGAGGAGGCGCCTGCCAGTCACAGGGTCAAAAAGTAAATGGTGTAAGATTCTATGGAGGTTCGGGTGGAGGGTCAGGGGCTTCAGGGGGAGACTCTATTGCGTGGGAGTTTGATAACGGTGCGGGGTCAGACCGCACAATAAACGGTTACGCGTCTAGTGGGAGTGGTGGAGGTGGAGGTCCAAATGGACAACGACCCACACGATTGACAAATGACACTACAATAAGGTTATCCGGCTATTACTTCTACAATCAATCCGATACAAACGGTGGTAGTGGTTCTTCATTCACGAACTCAGAATTTAGTAATGAAACAATTACTTATGGAGGGGGTGGAGGATGGGCAATGCCTTCAGGAATGAATATTGATACTGGATGGAGTTTTCTGTCAGTAACCAGAGTATTTGGTGGCGCTGGTGGGGGCGGGGCAGGAGTATATAATGGAGGTGTAGCGAACGGGAATTATACTAATGCAGATAATGGAACGAATGGTTTGGGAGGAGGCGGAGGCGCACTCACTGTGAGATGGAGTAACGGAGACAACACTGGGAATAATGCAAGAGGCGGTCACGGCGGAAATGGGGTAGTGGTGGTTATCTTTACTCTTGTATAGGCATTGTGAAAAATGCAACATAAATATAACAATATAACAACAATCCAATATATCCATATATAAAGAGAAATTATGGGCATCAAGTTTTTGAACGGATTTTTAAAAAAATCGTGTTCCCCCAGTTCAATAAGCAAAGTGTGTTTATCCGCGCTGACCGGTAAAAAGATTGCGGTGGATGTGAGCATATATTTGTATAAGTTTACCGCCGAAAACAAGTTAATAGAACGTCTGCATCTTATGCTGAACACGTTTCACTACTATAAAATCGTCCCTATCTTTATTTTTGATGGCAAGCCTCCCAAGGAAAAAAAATATGTATTGCAACAGAGGCGGAATAGCAAGGTGTGCGCGCTGAACGAGTATAACCGGTTACAGATGTTATTAAACACTCGTCAATATACTACCGGTCGCGAGCAAATCATTCAAAAGATGGAGCTCCTCAAGACGCAGTTCGTAACAGTCAACAAAGATACCATTGAACAAGCCAAAGAGCTGTTGCGTGCATTCGGTGCCACGTATTACGATTCGCCCGAAGAGGCGGATGCGTTGTGTGCAATGCTGGTGCAGTCCAATAAAGTATGGGGGTGTCTAAGCGATGATATGGATTTGTTTGCTTACGGTTCTTCCGTCGTGTTGCGCGAGATTGATTTGACCGCCCAAACCGTAATGGTGTATACTTTGCAAAATATACTGAATGACCTGGGTGTAACATTGGAAGAGTTTACCACGCTTTGCATATTTGCTGGCACGGATTACAATGTGCACACCGCGCGCACCTCGCAAATGAATATCTACCATGCGTTTGCCTCGCTGAACGCATACAAGCAATCGGGGGCAACCAATTTTCGCGCATGGTTGTGCCAACAGCACGATATATTGAACGCACACGAGCTGAATGCGGTGTGCAATATGTTTGATTTACAGTCCGACCACAATAAGAGAAAGTTTGATGTGTTTCAAAATGTGAAAATCATGAATGGGCAAATTATGCATCGACAATTGGCGCAAATCTATGCCTCGTTACCAAGAAATCCAGAGGTAATTCGCGAGTAAATAAGTATTTGAATATTTTACTCATTAATAAATAATAAAAATAATAAAGTGTTTTATTATTTTTTCTTTTTTTGTTTGTGTTTGTTTTTCTTTGTTTGTTTTTTTTGTTTGTGTTTGTTTGTTTGTTTTTTGTGTGTTGGTTGTTTTATTTTTTTATTTTGTTTATTTTGTTTTTTCTGTTTTCGGTTGGTTTTCGTTTTCTAATTCGTTGCGAATTACTTGTTTAAGCAACTGTCTCGGCAGAGGGCTTGACAGTCTTGGAAAAGTGGGGGCTCATGTATCTCTGTAAGTTGAAGTAGGTAAGCTCCTCGCCCTTGTTTAACTTAAGAAGGGAGGAAAGCTTGCTATCAGGGATAATCTTGCGTCCATTGCTCTTGTCCTGCAAGTTGTTGGTGCGGATGTAGGCATTGATATCTCTGGTAACTTCGGTTCTGGCCATCTCAGCACCAACCTGCTTTCCCAAAAACTGGGCAAGCTCGTCGCTAATGCGGGTGGGCTTGACGAAGCGACTGGGAGC